TAAAGCCTCTGCAATAAGCTCAAAGTTAGTATTAGTTGTTGTTCCCCAAGTACCAGAACCATCGCCAGTACCTAGCTCATTAAGTCGTAGATCATTTACATAGGTGCTTGCCATTTTCCTGTCCTTACGCTGCTATATCTGTCCAATTAGGTGTTTGTGAAACTGTTACTCCTGTCCAACTTGGTGTTTGTGAAGGAACTATTGGTCTATAAAGTATTTCTTCTCCTACTGCACCTGTTCCGGCTACACCTGTAGGGAAAACTCCTATTGAAGCTATGGGTGCTACTGTTCCTGTTCCTAATGTAGCAGTTGTAGAATTACCCGTAACCGCGAAAGTTGCTGCGCCTGTTTCGGTAGTGTTTCCTAACGCACTTGTTCCGGCAGACCCAGTAACCGCAAAAGCCGCCGCCCCTGATACGCTAACAGTTCCTACCGCCCCTGTAGCTGAAACCCCTGTGGCAGGGATTTGCAAAACATTTTGTACGGTGGGGGACCCTAATGCGGTAGTCCCGGCAACCCCTGTTACAGCAAGTGGAACGGCTTGGTTCCACGCACCTTCACCCCAAGTTCCTCTACCCCATCCTGTTAGCGACATAGACTACCTCATTAGGCTATCCGAATGATTGCATTACTTGCATCTGCTGTTGGGAACTGAATTGTAAATGTCCCAGAAGTAGATGTTTTGTTTGAAGAAAAATCTAATACCGCAACAGCTTTATTACTGTTTGTGCTATTATATATCAAAGCACCCATTGCTGTAATAGTAGCTGTAGTAAAACTTAAATCACCAAAATCAGTCAGTGCCGTTGTGCCTGAAGTGGTTGGTGCAACTTTAGTTAATGTGCCTCCACCAGTAGCATATGTCCCACTAGAGGCCACTTCACCAGTGGTGGTAAATGCTGTGGTAGTTGCACCCAAAGTTGCGGTTGTGCTAGACTTTCCACCGCTGCTCTCTGCGTACAAAGCCAATTTAAAAGCGTTACCGTTTGTTGCGAAGTTGTGTGTGCCCAACATCAATTCTTGCTTGAATGCTGTACACATTGCTTGTGCTATTGCCATTACAGTCTCCCTATAGCGTCAGCTAGTTGATGTTGACCCGCCTCACGGACCTTCGCGCAAATTGTAGCACGTTCTTCCTTTCTAGCCAACTCTACGTAATATTGCACTAAATTTCTTACTTTATCCTTAAAAGCCTCTGCCTGTAGCCGAATAGGCTCCGGGGCCTCGTCAGATATATACATTATTTTATTTGCAGCCATATCTGCAATCTGATCATTAGATAAACCACCGTTATCAGACGAAACAACATTAACGGACCCCACTGATCCAAAATTAACTTCAAACATTATCATGTCTCCCAAAAATAACAGGGTCCGACTCCACCGGTTCCGGAGGCTTTATCTCAGACTGTCTTGTTATCAAAATGTTACCTTCTTGAACTGTTTGCACTAAAGGATCGTTCAATCTATGGTAACCATAAAGTTTTTCGTTTTCTGGAACATTCGTATCCAACAAACCAGAGCGGTGTGCAATTTCAAGTTTAATTCCTTTAGATGCCGCTATAGCACACCAAAACTCTACGCAAGCTCTTCCGGACTCAGCCATGTTTACATTTTTGTAAGTAAAATCAATGCCGTACAAACAAATCTTTTTTACTTTTTTCCACACAGCATATGCAACAGCATATGCAACAGTGTTGTTAAAATAACAGTAACCGGTTGATTTAACTACTTTTTCTAAGGGGTATAACTCTATAGCTGGGAAATCTTTATGTTGAACACAGGAATATATGGGGGCCGTATTTTTAGCTAAAAACTCACGAGCTATGCCTGTTTGAGAACCGGCATTTTCTGTGTCTATAAACCTAGATACAGGATCCATCATGAAAGTCCTATCGACGTGTATGATGCCACCAATACAATTTATACCCCAAGTTTCATCAAATTCTTGAGAGGCAACTCTGGCAGAAATATAGTCAGCGTAGCTGCCCCCTAGTCCAACAATAGCAATTTTCACGAACGGGCCCTTCTTGGTAGCCCCTGCCTGTTTGCATCATCATTTTCACGGGCCTCACCTAAGTCTTTCAGCCTGACTAAGGACTCTATAAATCTCTCACTGTACATCTTCATCACATCCGCTTCACCCTTCATAAAGGTGTAAGCCTCTATAAGACTTCCATACAAAAGAGCATTAGGCGCGTTCTCGCTCAACCAAGTTAATGTTGTATCGGCAGAGGTTGATACAACTGTCCCGGTAGCCCCACTTGTGCCCCCTGTAACCGTTTCTCCCACGGTAAAATCTCCCGTAGGCAAAATTATTACAAATACAGTAGCCGACGTAATAGAGTTAATCGTCGTGCTCTCTCCGCTAGTTCCACCCGTAATAGTCTCATTGGCAGCAAACGTGCCAGTAACATTACTTACCGTTAGATTAACCTTACTTTTTGTTAAACTAACAGGTCTGTAATAATAATGAATCTCTGTTTCAAAAGATGCGTTTGGAGTGGGTGCAAGTATAAAGTTATTTACATCATACATGGCGTAGTATTTTGGAACACCCGTAGTTGATGAATTAGGGTTATACTCCTGCACAAAGTTAACATCTTTCTGCAATAAAAATTCTTTGGAACTAGAGTTCACTATGGATAAACTAAAAGAAGCTAAATAATCATCTGGTGTGGCCATGAATTGGTTACCAGAAGTCATTGTTCCAGAAGCGTTTTTTCTAAAAAACTCCAGATCAACACTTTTAAATATACGTTCCTCCGCAGATCGAATAAACGTATCTAAATGAGACACAAAAACTGTTTCTTGGTTGTCTGTGTAATTTTTTACAGCCGTTTTTAACTCTGTGTAGGTATAGCTCATGGTGTGTTCGCCTGTCCGCCCATGCCACTGTGGATAGTGCAGTAGTAATACAGCGTTGGGGCTCCCACGGCAACTGTGATTTGTGTATACGCTCCAGAAGAGCCGGGAGTACCATTAGTGGTGACTCCTGTCGTATACTGAGAGCCTCCACTGTGAGTTCCGCCAGAAGTTGTTGAAAACCTGAGAGGATGTCCTGAGTTACTACTATCCGATTGATCAAACCTGTAGGTGCTACCCTCTGATAAATTAACGGTAGCTTGTTGTGATCCATCTATATAATATTTATTTCCATAACCCGTGCTTACAACTGTGACTGTGTAAGTTGCAGCTACACTGGTGCTTGTTCCAGAGGCCGTGACAGTCCCAACCGAGCCTGTTCCAGAAACACCTGTAATCGACGTAGTAGTGGGCGTGATAACATCCCCACCAAAAGTAACTGTTCCTATATCCCCGGCAATCGCAGGGAGTTTAGGGTCATAACTAAGAGTGCTTTGATTAAAAATTGGAAGAGTAATTGTTACACTTTCCGTAGAAACCTCTGGCCCGTCTGGACGAGCGTCTCGTAAAGTCTGTGGATCAAAAACCTTACGGAAAGGACCTAACTGCGGATGTTTTCTCTCAAACTCATCTTTTCCAACAAGCAAACCATTCCATTCTTTACGCATGTCTTTGTATTTATAGCGAAGTCCGGAACGGTCTGAAATAGCGTAAGCGTATTTTCCTGTTGCATACCGAGCCATTAGTTTGTCCTAAAATAAGTGTATTCAGGAGTTACTGTAAAACTGGACCGGTCACGGTCCTCTCCCATAGCCCTTTCAAACTCTTCTTCATAAATGGCTTTTAACATTTGGGTCCGGTTAGGCGCTCTTTTTAAAGATATGTAATAAGCTAACCCAGCAGCTAGACAGGGATAAAATCGAAACGGCACGTCCATTGTATTGATTGCGGTATCACCATCATCAATACGTGTTAAAGCATTATACACAATAACATCTGTGCTATTATCCGGGGTAGGCCATACACGAAGACTAGGCGTTACTTGCCTGTCTAGAAAAAACTGTGTGGGACGACCCTCTGTAGATTTTTTTGGAATATTTAAGTCATCGTCCCGACTAACACGAGTCAAAGCAAAATCTGTACTGCTACGAGTTACCACTGCGCTTAATATATCAATGACATCTGCGGATAAAGCGTAAGTTCTAGTGCCAGAGGTGAGAGCCTGCGTTCTTTGTGCAATGGTCCATTGGTTCAAACCTCGGTTAGCCCACTCTGCTAACATAAGATTTAACGAACGCCTAGCCGTAACCAGATCATAGCCTGTTCGCACCTCTAAGCCGCAACGCTCAAACGCTTCTTCAACATACTCAGCTACGTCTAATTCAAAGTTTACGCTTCCTGATACCGCCATTATTTATCCTTCGCATACAAATTATCGAAGATCTGATTTACATCCATTGTATAGTCTAAATCAGATTTTGAATAGTGTATATGCTGTGAGGGTAGAAAATCAGGTGCCCCTTGCCCTGTTTCAAACCATGCTGGGTGTGTAACACGAACACGATTATTAGGCAACGCAACGATGTTACCCGTGTAAGGTCCCGCATCTAAAAGCTCTAAAACGTGACTCTGTTTATGCTGCGCCGGGTCATCCGCGATCTCACTCTCCGTATAATCCACCGTAAAATAATATTTTGCCGGATAAAACTCAGGCCCTATTTTGGCGATCCAAGGGCACGGATGAGCGCGATCTAAACGATAAACTGCGTGTGTATGGGACATACAGTCCCAAGGTTGCGCCAAATGGACAGGCATAGGTTCTGGCCATTCTTCAAAAGGTGTGTCTCCTACAAGCGCAGTTATGGGCATTCTGGCCCACATCGCTCCCCCGTGTACGTTGGGATCATCCGTACCGTCAGACTCACAGCCGGTGAATATCATCTGAAAACTTAAACACCGGCTGGGCATCGTAGTGACCGCAATTGCCATAGCGTGAAGAAACTCGCCATGATAATTAGAGTGATTACATGTATATTCTCTCCGCACCCAACACTTGAAGTGCGGAATATTACTTTGAAGGTAGGGCAAGGTCTTATACCTTGCCGCCCTTTGCCATGCCCTTCTTCTTCATCATACCGCCACCGGCCATCTTTTGGACCTTGCCACCTTTAGCCATGCCCTTCTTCTTCATCATGCCGCCAGCCATCATTTTTTGGACTTTACCGCCTTTGGCATAACCTTTTTTCTTCATCATGCCGCCACCGGCCATCTTTTGAACCTTGCCGCCTTTAGCCATGCCCTTCTTCTTCATGGTAGGGGCTACGTTACCAACGAGTCCAGACGCATATTCATCCATTGTCATAAATTCTTTTGCCATTTTAAGCTCCTATGCTTGACTTACAGAACCTTGGGTTCTCTTTCTACGGTTAGCCATAACAACACCACAACCTCGTGATACTGCGGTCCCCGCAACTCTCTTACCCGTAAAGGGCCTTTTGGGCTTAGTTACCGCCCCACCGTTTTTTAAATTTGTTACCTTCGCAGCTTTTGTATTAGCGACTGTAGTTTTTCCTTTAGATCCTGCTTTTTTCTTTTTACGTGCTGTCGTAGCGCGTTCACTTTTGGATAAACTATTAGCTTTAGATCTAGGCAAGCAACGATCAGGGTTTTTCTTATCTTTTGAAGTACCACATGGGCCTTTGATAGAGCCATCAGTTCCAATCCTTACCCAGTCTTGTTTCAACCAATTTTTAAGTTGACCCATTACGTTTTCCGCTTCCGAGTCTTTACCAATTTAGACAGGGTTTTTGCCTGTCCTGCATGAGCCTTAGAGGCTTTTCGTAATTTTTTAGCAACTTTTTTGACTTGCGTTTTAGCTTTTCCTGTTAACATTTATCGACCTTTTCTTTTACCACCTTTTGATTTTTTGGCATAATTGGGGTCTTTACAGTATTTTGATGCGGCCAAGTTTGCATACGCTGACGGGTATGTGTCAAATGTGCGTTTAGCCCACGCCTTGCCTTCGGGACAGATCTTACCACCACTTTTCACCTTCCCTCCTTTTTTCATACGGACAACGCCTTTTGAAGCGCGTTTAGGTATAGGACAGGCTGCTGCCCCTATTCTCACTGCACTGGTCATTTAAAACACCTTCTGCACAACGGCGGCTGCAACTATTAAACCAGCTATGCCCCATAAACGCATATCTAATTTATCTAGCTGTTTCTGTATTTCAGCATAGCGACGATCACACTCGCTTTCGTGCTTTTCCAAAAGTTTCAAAACATCGTCCGCTTTCATCTAACACTTCCATCTTCTACGAGCTTGTCTAAGCCTACTATTTGGATTTTTAGCGGCTTTTGGAAACTTCTTCATCTGTCCAGCAGATCTGGCACAAAATGATTTACGACGCTTTGCATCCTTACTGCCCGGTTTAACTTTTCCAGTGACAGCCGTTTTTAACTTTGATCCGGGATTGGCTTTTCTATATGCCGCAACTCCAGCTTTTGTCATTCCCGCCCCAGCTTTGGTGGGACGGAAATTCTTTTTGTTACGCTTTGGCATCGTAGCTTTACGAGTAGCCATTCTTCACCTATGCGTGAAATACTGTCATCAACAAAAATGTTGAAACTGTATACTGTATAAACAATCCACTTTCAAACAAAACGCCATCTTCTGGGATGGTCACATCACGAGTAGCCGTAGCAGATGCAATTGAACGTAACTTAAATTGACTTGTTCCTGACGGGGAGCTTGTCAAAAAATCAATCGTTCCTGCCGTGGAAGTGCTTGAAAGAAAAGAACCCTTTAATCGTGTTCTTCCTGCAAAAACAACATCCGCAGCATCCGCACTAATACCTGCTTTGACGTTACCCGCAGGGTTACCTACCGCAGTTATGGACGCTATTGTAAGAAAAAAGTTTGAGCTAGTAGCGACGTCAGTATTAGCACCTGTAAGAGTCTCTGTTTGAGAATCACCATTTACATCTGTGCCAACAATGGTGAATGCCTTACTACTATCATCACCGGCAGAGGTAACGGTAATCTTTCTAGCATGAGAAAGAGTTACAGAGCCACTATCTGCAAGAGCCCCACCTATGGTTAAGGCCGCGTTATTTCCCACAGAAGCGTTAGCCGAAATACCGTCATCATCTGCTGCAACAGTATCCGCTGTGATGGTCACGGCTTTTACGTCTGATCCTGCCATTTAAACCTCCTTATAAAAGGAGAGGGGTGTTACCCCTCTCGTCACTAGGCTTCGTAGCCCATTAATTCAATAAAGAGTTTACCAGCAGTATAATCAGCGTTCGTTGTATCACCCAGTGTTAGATACAAGAACTCATCCGCCGCCGGAACAGCAGTGAAATAGACTTTGCTGCCTAATGTGGCGTCTCCGGCATTAACTAACAAAGTCTCGGTCAAACTAGAAATGGCTCCGTCCTCAACGCCTGTACCTTCTGTGGCAGAGTGCACGTTAATATCTGGATCACCGCCAGCGGGTGCCTCAAAGCACTCCATGCTACCTGTTAAGATCGTGCCGTTTTTTGCGGCAGTAATCTGACCAATGTGACATACATTTGAAGTACCATCTACTCCAATGATATCCCCGCTTGCGGTAGAACGCAGTCCGGTCAGGTCAATAAGAATACGAGTTGTAATGATGCCACCTACACGCTGCACGGCACTACGATAAATAGTGCCTGTCCCGCCTGTGATACCAGTACCAGCCTCTACAGCCATTGTGTTTGCATCAAACGAAGACACACCAGTTGAGCTAATGCTTGAAAGCGTTGTGAATGCACCGGTAGAGGAGTTTTTGCTAACAGAGGTAAAACCACCTTGTGAGCGAACTGCACCGGAAAAAGTTGTTGTAGCCATGTTATTCTCCTGTCGTGGCTAGTGTCAGCCCCCTATGGGCTGTCAGGGTTAAAAAACTATACAATAAAAAAGAGCGGCTGTGAAGCCGCTCTTTAAAACCTCTACGGGAGGAGAGGTGTTAAGCTGCGCCCGGTGTTCCAAACACACAACGCCAATCAGAAACGCCGAAGCTGTAACGCTCACGAGCCTTAAACCGCATGTTTCCAGTGTCAAAGTCACCTTCCATTGCAGTCTTGATTGGAGAACGGTTGAAGTATTTGAAACCGTTAGGTGCATCGGTCTTGATGAAGAACGCATCTGTGTCAGTCAAGAAATGGTTAACTACTGCCCCTTCAGGAAGCATACCCATGTTCTTGATAGCATTTGCGTCGTTATCAGCCGTTGCTGAACGCAAGTTTGAGTTGATCACACGCTCTGCGATAAACTGCAATTCTTTCGGAATGATTAGTTTGGTTCCACGAACTGCAATTTTCAGACCACGCTCGTCAGTCAGACCCGCGATATCAATCAACATTTGCTCAAGTGAAGTTTCGTTCAAATCAGCGGCAGTTGACAGCAAGTTACGCTGGTTGCCTGAAAGAGATGGGTGTGATGAAGAACAAAGTGCTGCACCGTCACCGATTGCGGATGCGCCTGTGCTGAACGCATTGTTCAGAATAGCCGCAGCTTTAATCTGCTTGGTCTGAGCCATAGAGCGGGCCAGAGCCTTAGTGTAGCGAGATGCCAAACGGTCATACAGATTATCCTCAATGGCTTCCTCAGTGATTGAGAATGCCAAAGCGATTGTCTCGTGTGTGTACCGTGCGGTGAATGTCTCTTGAGCATCGTCAAAAGAGATGGCTGCGCCTTCCTCTTTAGTCGGTGCTGTTGAGAAACCCCCAAGCATCACTTCTTCTTCAAATGAACGATCTGAGGCTTCTTCTGCAAAGATCTCAGCATGTTCATTCTCATAACGGTCGTACTCAAGCCCAAAAAGTGCATTTAGACCGGGTTCTAGCTCTTTAGCTAGTTGTGCTCTTGAAATAGCCATTTCCTAGCCCTCCTATATACCGGTATTCGCTGCGGTGCCTACGGCAGCAGCAAAGCCTGAGTTGAACGGTGCGTTCAAACGAACGATGTACTGATGACCAACTGCGGAGTAGTCTGTGTTGCCTTCCTCTTCGTAGAGTCCAACAATACGAACATCCAAACCTGCGGTTGTTGCAGCGGTGCTAATATCAAGCATGTCTGAAGCCTTGCCTGTATTTGTGCTACCACTGTTAACACTCGCCATATCACAGTTAGCAAACGTATCAGCCAACGCGGTTGCCCGGTCGGTGTTGGTGCCGTCTGCCACCACAACATATAGCTGCATTGGATCATCATACACATAAGCTTTCACAGGAAAGTTTGTGTTAACGCTTACCGCGTTTGATCCGGGCCAATAATTAAGGTGTGTCGTCTTACCAGTAACGGAATCAACGTACTCAACACCACCTAGAACACCAAGAGGTGCTACTGCCTGATCGGTAATAGCAATTGTGCCTCCTGCCAATGGGATAACAATCCCACCGTTGTAGATAGCAGTTGTGTAGTTGTTAGCAATCTCATACATCGTTGTAGCGTTGTTATTGGGATTACCGCCCGTTTTACCAATAGGACGAAGGCCAAATCCACCTGTTAGGGTATTTGCCATTAGTTGCTCCTATTTGACAAAGAGGTAGCCGTCATTTCTGAGGACCACCAAAAGTTACACGAGATTGACGATCTGGTTTGTTGATCGTCATAGTCGAATGTGCATTCTCCCTCATCATATCAGAATCCACCGCTTGCATCTGATCTGCACTTCTCTGGTTGAAGTAAGCTGATCGTTCAGCAACTGTTTCGTCTGGTATACGAGCAAGAATAAGACCACCTACTCCAAACACACCTTCATATTTACCTGAGTCAATTACCGGGGCCTCAAAGTCTGGGTACTCATCCCTACGAACAAGTTCATAACCTTCACGCAATTTTGCGCTGATGTTTTTAGTATCGTCAAAACCACGAGTTTCCACTCGTATCCAACGATGCTTATAACCATCCGGTGCAGGTGGTGCATCCAACATAGACGGGGGAGCCCACGGCTTACGCTGCGC